AAATGATACTCAAAGGTCGCTTCGGCATCCGATCTCAGGCGCCGCATCCGGCGCGCAACTTCGGCCTGCGCCTGCTGCGTGACGCTTTCTGAGCCGAACTCACGAATACCTTGGATCTCGGACGCCCACAGCACATCCTGCTTTTTGAACTGCCGGCACACAAAGGCACGGACCTGACGGCTTTCTGGGGATTGCTGGTCATAGGATGATCCGCGCTCGGAGAACGGGATCAGCGACAAAGTCCCATCCCGGCTTTCGATCACGACCGTGCGCGTGCGCACCCCGCGCTCGCCGAAGAGACCTGAGCCAGACAAGATCGCGGGCTTGAAGGGAATATTCTCCAACGCACGTGTGAGCTCAATGACGGAGAAGGCGTCGCCTTCAAAGATATCCATGGTGGCCATATGCCAACCTCCTTGATGTGAGTGTCTTTAGGCCCGACCCAGCGCTCAGCGCAGGACGATGCCGAGCGCCGCCAGTGCCGTGGTGGCTGCCGTGATCTGGGCCTCCGTGGCACCCTCGGGCCACACAATGTCATGTCGGTTGACGAGCGCGGGTCCCCGCAGGATCACAACGCCAGGAGCGTCAGCCGCACTTGCGTCGACCGCGGCCCAGAGAATGGCGGCTGGAGTTTGGCTGCCGTTGGTCGCGGCGGGTGCAAGGCGGGTGTATTTGCCGCCCGTGGTGATCTTGCCAAGCACGGAGCCCGGCTCGAGCCTTCCAGCGCCGGAGGCAATGGTGACGGTTTCTCGGGTGAAGTCGCGCAGTACTTCCCAGACGAGAAAGCCGCCTGCGTGTTGGCCTTCAGTGAGCATGGTCATGTTGGCTTATCCTTTCGTCTTAAAGGTGCGGGCGATGACCTCGCCCCAGGGATGGAGGGAGGCTGCGCGTCCAGGCTGGGCGTGGGCGCTCAGGGTGATCTCGGGGGTCGCGTCCGCCTTGGCCGCGAGAAGGCGGCTGCGGACCGCATCAAGGCTCGCGTCCTCCTCAAGGAACCGGCCCGCCATCTGCGGCTGGCCTGCAAGGCGGCAGAGATCGATGACCGCGCGTGCGTGGGTCATCGCCTCAGCGCGGACGGCAGGCGCGCTTGATGCACCATGGTCGATGGGGCTGGGATCCTCGGAGGTCAGCTTAGGAGACGCGGGGCTCTCAATGATCGCCGTCTCGACCTCGCTGTTGGGCGACCCTTGGTCCTGCAGTGCGTCACCAGTGTCACTGGACAGGACCTCAGGGCGGTCGACAGGTGCATCGATGTCGCCTAAGGGGACCGCAGCCGGGCTGGGGTCTTCATCCTCGGCGCCAAAACTGGCAGGCGGCGGATGAGCGTCTGCGGCAGCTTCGAGCACCTCTGGTGGCGCATTGCGGAAGCGTGCCACATCAAATGAGGCGGCGAGCTTCACGGGCTCTGCGATCCGGTCAATCAGGCCAAGATCCAAAGCCTCCGTTGCATCAAGCCAAGTCTCGGCCGCCATGAGGGCGGCGATCTCTTCATCGGGCTTGCCGGACTTGGTCGCATAGCCCTGGATTAAGCTGACCTTGACCTTATCGAGCGCCTCGGCGGTGGACCGCATATCCTCGGCCGTGCCCATCACAAGTCCTGATGGGTCATGGATCATCAGGAAGGCGTTTTCTGGCATGACGATGGTGTCGCCAGCCATGGCGATGTAGCTCGCAGCCGAGGCGGCAATGCCGTCAATCCAAACAGTGACCTCGCCCGGATGGCGTCTCAGCGAATTGTAGATCGCCACCGCATCAAAGACCGAGCCGCCGGGGCTGTTGAGCCGCAGGTCGATCGCGGCATCGTCCGGCAGCGCGCCCAGTTCTGCCAGAAAGCCCTTCGCTGTGACGCCGTAAGCGCCGATTTCGTCATAGATCAGCACTTCCGTGCCCGAGGCACGGGCGCGGATCGTGTACCAGGATTTCATGAGGTTATTCCTTTGGGATCTCAGCCGGGGGAGATGTCGGACGGTCCGACATATGCATTGGGGTCAGGCTCAGCCTGTGGAGTGGCGCGAGCGCCTTGGGTTTCGCCGGGGCTCGTTTTGTAACTGAGCCCCATCTCTCTGACCCGTGCGGCGTCGGCGGCGTTTTCGCGGTCGACCTCTTCGATGTCATAGCCTGTGGCCTCGACCACCTTGCGCCGCGAGGTAATGCCCGCTCCCATCGCAAGAACCTGCGCTTGGATGTCTTTGAGAGGATCAACCCAGTCCCACCTTGGCGGGATCCATTGCACGGCGCGCGCGTCAGCGGGGTCTACATTGAGCGCGCCCGACAGCACAGCCGTCTCTAGCCAGCGCCGCCAAACGGGACGGCACAGTTGATGCGCCATGACACCGTGCTGCAATTGACCAATTCGCCGCCGAAACTCGACGAGTTCGGCACGCAAGGACGAGTAGTTCGCCTGCCGAACATCGCCCGTGACGAGATGATAGGGCAGACCCAGCGAGGCCGAGACCGCTAAGAGAGTCCGGTACTGGAACGCCTCATAGCCACCACCAACATCAGCGGGGCTTGAGAACTTCACATCCTCTCCGGGCAGCAGCACCTGCATGGTTCCGGGCTCGAGGCTCGCAATGGCTGCCCCATCAAGATCAGCCGCCCCCTCCCCCATCATCGGGTCCTCGGGTGCGGTCTTCGTGATGAAGCCCGCGAACATCGCCGCGGTCTTTTTCCGGTCGAGTTCAGCGTCGTCATATTGGTCAAGCAGGAAGAGCCGCACCATGGCGGGAGCTACATGCGGCAGGCCCCGTATTTGACCCGCATCGATCGGCCGGTAGATATGCAAGACCTCCTCGGCCGGCACGCGCACCGTCTCGGGCACCGCCATCCGCTGGTCTGTGCTGTCGCCCGGATGGCGGCGGCGGAAGTGATAGGCCACTCGTCGCCCGATCAGGTCGAACTCGATCCCGCAGCGAATGCGGTTCCCATTCGGGTCCGTCTCGGTTTTCTCAAACGGCAGCATCTCGGATTGCAGAAGCTGCAATTGCAGCGGCACCAGAAGCCCGTCCTCCGCGCGACGCGGGCGCAAGCGCACGAAGCACTCGCCCGCCACAAACATCTCGCGTGCGACCATGGCTTGCAGACCGTAGAAATCGGTCAGCCCATCTGCGTCCGCCTCGTCCGTCCAGGCGAGCCAGAGCTTCTGGACCTGGTCCCGCAGTGCCGCATCCGTGATGAGCGATGACGGCTTGATACCGTCCCCAACAAGGTTGGCCGCAAAGGCCTCGCAGGCATTCGCCGCATAACCGTTGGTCACCACCAGTTCGCGCGATCGCGCCAGCAGTTTGGGTCCCCCAGAAGCGACGAGCGCGTTGATGTTCTCGAGTGGTGGGTTCCAGCCCCGCAAGCGCCGCTTTGCCATCGCCCCTTCAAGACGCGCGCGCATGGCTTCAGGGCCGCCTGGCTTGGAGCGACGGAACAAGTCGAACATCCCCATTTCTGTCAGAGCCCCTTGGCCGTCGTCACGCGGACCTGCCGCACGATCCGCCGCCCTTCGGCCATCGCGATCTCACGGTCCAAAGCCTCAATGGCGCGGTCGATCTCGGCCAAAGACCGGTAGTCGACCGTCTTGCCATCATAGCTGACGCGGGCGACGCCCGAGGCGCGCTGCGAAGACAGAGCCTCCCGGCGGAGTTTCAGTGTCGCCAGATCCGCCATGCCCAAACTCACCCCATATAGCTTGACCGCGCAACGCGGCGGACCGGTGCTGACCTTATTGGCCTCGCGGTGGTCGCCTTAGGTGTCTGCACGCCGTCACTATCCGCAAATTGCGCCGCCAGCTCTTCCCACCTCGCGTCTGACCAGCGATCGGCGCCAAGGATCCAAGCCGCGGCACGCGCATAGACCCGGCAATCAAGTGCTTCGTTGCGTTCCCGCAGCTTTTGCCATTCGAGCTTGGCAAAGCCGCGCTTGTTCTTGACCGTGACGAGCTGCTCGGCCGTGAGCTGCTTCAGCCATTCAGCGTCGACCCAGCCCGGCAGATGGAGAAAGCCGGGAGAAAACCTCTCTCCACCCACCGGGCTGGTGACCTCCAGCGGGTCAAGCCGCAGGACGCGATAGGTCTCGGCCTTGAACGTCGATGTGGCCACCGTCCAAAGCCGTGCACCGCGGCGAAGCCGCTTGCCCCCTATGGTGGCGTCAACAAATGTCGGCCCTGTGACAGGGCTCGCCCGATTGAACCCCTCAACGCCCTTAACAGGTGCGACCTGCGCAAAGCCCACCTGCCGCGCCCAAGCGTAGACGGCTGCCGTTTCATAGCCGGTATCGATCGCCAGCCGCGCGATGGTCATCGGCGTGCCGCTGGCGTGAGCCCAAGTCCGACCAAGAAGGTCAGAGAGCTTCTGCCAAGAAGCCTGATCGCCCGGGCCGCCCTCAATGACGATGTGGTCGATAAGCCAGCTCTGGAGGCCCTTGCCCCAGGCCCAAACATCAACCTCAATCCGGTCCTTCTGGACGTCGGCGCCAGCCGTCAGAAACAGCCCGCCCGCCGGCACTGTGCCCGCCCGCCAATCCTCTTTGAGCCCCTGCAGCCGCTGCCAGTCCGGCGCCTCGCCACTTTCCATCCAGGTCTCGCCGAGGGAGGTGTTGATGAAGGTCTTCATCGTCTCGTCCCCACCGGCGCGCGCCGACAGAAACGCCTTGGCCATGGCCTCAAGCCGCACCCAGGGCGAATAGATCTCGTTCAGATGGAAGCCGGCGGTCCCATTGAACGGCGCATCCGCGACCCAACGGCCCTTCGAGATGGCCGCCCAGCGTGTCTCATCCCTCCAGGCGGCTTCGCAATCAGCGCAGTGGTAGCGCGCGGTTTCAGGACGATGACCACCGTTCTCATCCTTGTCCCATTTGACCTGCCCCCAGGTCAGAATTTGTTCATGCCCACATTCGGGGCACGGCACCCAATACCGGCGCTGGTCACTTTCCTCGAATGCCGCCTCGATCCGGCTCGCGCCCTTGTTCGTCGGCGTCGACACGAGCACGATCTTGCGGTTCCAGAACGTCACCGTCCGCTTCTTCGCAAGGTTGACCGGGTCGCCCTCGGCTCCCGCGCTGAACGGATAGCGGTCGACCTCGTCGCACAAGAGCAGCCGGATCGGTCGGCTTGCCAAGCCCGAAGGCGCATTGGCCCCCACTATCGTCAGATGCCCGCCCGGAAACCGCTTGTGCAGGATCTTGTTGTTGCCGTCCCGCGAACGCGGATCAGCGATCTTGCCCTGCAGGCAGGGCGTATCACGTGCCATCGGCGAGAAGCGGTCCTTCGACCAGGTTTCTGCATCCCGTTCGGTAGGCATCACCACCATGATCGGCGCCGGATCGTGGTCGATGTGATAGCCGACCATGTTCAAGAGGGACTCACTTTTCCCGATTTGACTGCTCGACATGATGACGACGGTTTCCGCCGCCGGATCCGAAATCGCGTCCATGATCCCGCGCTGGTATTCGGCGCGGCTCGTGCGCCATTGGCC